ACGGCTGGCTGTCGTCAATGATTGTCCGCTTTGGCGCAAGCCTGTCGCAAAGCCAGATCGAAGCAACAGAGTCGTGGGTCAATCAAAGAACTGGAGCCTACTGATGGACATCTTCAGAACCTTGATCGTCCCCGCCGACCAAGCCCCCTTGGCCCGCCTCATCGCGGCCACGCTGGACCCCGTGAACTGCCAAGGCATGTTCCAAACGGGCCTTTCCCCCACGGGCGACGAACCGGCAACGCACTACATCAGCAGCGGCGGAATCTCCGAGGGCTTCGCGGCACTGGTGCCGTTCACCGTGTGGGCGCAGGAAGGCGATCCCCCGCAGTGGGTCGAGGTCAGCCACGACCCGGGCAAGCCGGCGAAAACCCACGAACTGTGCCTGCAAGCCGGCCTGGAGATCACGCTGGAAGCCATTGAGGTCATGTACGCCAGCGCCGACGTCACAGCGGAAAACCCGTGGATGGCAATGGGCCGATTGGGCTTGCAACTTGTCAGACCGCCGGTGCCGGAACCTGCGCCAGAACCGCCCCCCCGCGAAGAAGCGGACTTCAAGGTCTAAGAGCAAGTCATGACGCCCAAACCCGCTCGTGGCTTGGTAGGCTGGGTGTTGCGCCGCACGGGCTTCGCGGGCGTGGCCTTGGCCCCCTGGGGGATATTCGTGCTGCCGGAGCATCTGGCAAACCAGCGCCTGACTCAGCATGAACTTGTCCACTGGCAGCAATACAAGCGGATGGGTGTGGTCAAGTACTACGCCACCTACCTGTATCAGGTGCTCCGATATGGGTACAGAAACAGCCCTATGGAGCGCGAAGCGCGAGGTGAACTCTGATGGCCAAAACCCCTGCATGGCAGCGCAAAGAGGGTAAGTCTGAGTCCGGTGGACTCAACGCCAAAGGCCGCGCCAGCTACAACAAAGCCAACCCCGGAAAGCCTGGACTCAAGGCACCGCAACCGGAAGGTGGCCCCCGGCGTGACTCCTTTTGCGCCAGGATGAAAGGGATGAAGGCAAAGTTGACGTCAGAAAAGACGGCAAAGGATCCAAACTCCCGTATCAACAAAAGCCTGCGGGCATGGAATTGTTGACATGAAAACGGAACTGACAGAGCCAACGAAGAACATCATTGACGCCTTGTCGGTGGTCACTGTCATAGGCACTCTGGCGCAGGTGCTGCCTTCCATCGCCGCCCTGTTCACCATCATCTGGACCGGGCTGCGCATCTGGGAAACGGAGACGGTTCGCAACCTGACCGGGCGCGGCAAGGCCAAGGAGCCCGAGAGTGCCGATTAAGTCTGACGCCCAGCGCCGGTTCATGTATGCTTCTCTTGCGGGCAAGACGGATGTTCCGCCGAGCGTAGCGAAGAAGTTCGTCGGGCCGAAGGCCCACAAAGCTGACGGCGGTGCCGTCAAGGAGTCTGAGATGAAGAAGCCCCTCCCGCCCTTCATGAAGAAGGATGCCAAGAAACCTGCCGAAAAGGCCCACGGCAAGGCCGAAGTCGCCTTCATGAAAGCCAAGGGTGCGCCCAAGGCCATGATCGCCAAGGAAAAGGCCGAGTACGGCCTGAGCAAGGGCGGCAAGCCCAAGAAGATGGCATACGGCGGCAAAGCCTGCTGAGGAGAGAAAGATGGCGACGCAAAATCCCACGAAGGCTCCGGCCCCGGCCCCGGCAATTCCGGCTGCAGTGCGCATGGCGATGGAGTCGGCGGCGAAGCAGAAGGCCAGCGATGCGGCGGAGAAGCACTTCCCCAAGAACATCGATCCAGAAGGCATGCTACCGCCCAAGAAGAAGGCGATGGGCGGCATGACCAAGAAGTACGCCAAGGGCGGCTCTGTGCGCGGCGCAGGCGTCGCCCAACGCGGCGTCAAGCAGTGCAGGATGGTGTGAGATGGCTACCGATGACGACGCCGAACACGAAGAGCGCGTAAGGCGCGGGGCTGCACGCTACCGCGCCGAGCAGGAGCACTTTGACAAGCGCGACGAAGCTGCACGGCTTGCCGAGACGGGCAGGCAGTACGAAGACAAAGAGCGTGAGGCCAAAGCAAGGATGGCGCTCGACAGGATGCGGCGCCCCACGCCGTCTTACCGCTCCTCCTACACCGGCCCCGTGCGCAACCGTCAAATTATTGACGGTAAAGCGATTGTCAGCCGGGAAGAGCTTGCGGACTTCCAGAAGCGCTTTGGCGCGAACAAGACGCTGCGCGATCTGCTGAACGCAGACAAGACGGGGAAACTGCCCACGCCAGCGGCGCGGGGTAGCGCTACTGACACGCGTGCTCGCGGTGTTCAGGGAGCGAACATCCTGCCCAGGACGGAAGAGAACTACCCCGCTTGGCGGGATATGCAGCTTGGCAACCTGCAGTACTCACCCCGGGAAGTGGAGCGCAACACCCAGATCATGCGGGACGAAGAGAAGTACCGCAAGGGCGGTAAGGTCAAGACCTATGCCAAGGGCGGCTCTGTGCGCGGTGCCGGGTGCGAGTCTCGCACCAAGAAGACGAAGTACGTATGAAAGCCTCACGCGGCATGGGCTGCATCCGCCCGGAACTCAAGAAGCCCAAGGCATACGCCAAGGGCGGGGAGAGCCGCGTGAACGAGGCGGGCAACTACACCAAGCCTGGGATGCGCAAGGCGCTCTTTGAGCGCATCAAGGGACAGGCTACGCAAGGTACGGCAGCAGGTCAGTGGAGTGCTCGCAAGGCTCAGCTTCTGGCGAAGCAGTACAAACAACGTGGCGGCGGCTACAAGGACTAAAGCGCATCATGGCAGACAGTCTTTATAAAAAAGCAGTGCCTGCACATATTCGCACGTTTGTTGAAACGCTTGCCGGAAAAAAAGACCCAATTACAGAAAAAGATTTTACGGCTGAAGAGTTGGAGCAAATACGAGCCGCGGTGCGTAGTGCGCAGTCACACCCAACAATTAGGTACAGTAAAAAAGACCCCAAGGGCACGTCGTTAAATGTAGTTGGGTATGAAGATTACGATAAAAACCAAACAAAAAGAGCCGACTTGGATTTGAGACCGAGCGCCGCAGCAAGAAACACGCTTGGACGGTTTAGATTTCAAAAAACGCCTGACGGACGCACTATTGCAATAGACACGTATGACTTCGAAGACGATTTAGCGGGGAAAGGTATACGCTCATCCGCTGAATATGAAGGCATGTCTACTGCGGAAAAGATAGCGACTTTGGCAAAAGATACCCTAAAAAAGGAGACGTTCGCTCCGTTTGGTTCGTTGCCTAGCCGCGTAGGAAGTGCCTTTATTGGCAAAAAAGGACGGCCCGTCAGCATCGATCTTGGGGAGGGGCTTAAAAAAGGCGGCACAGTAAAGGCCAAAAAGCATCGTGGTGACGGCATTGCGCAGCGCGGCAAGACAAAGGGTAAGATGCGATGAAAGCCCCGCAGCAGTCTCTGAAGGACTGGACCGCTCAGAAATGGCGGACCAAGTCAGGGAAACGCTCTTCCGACACCGGGGAGCGCTATCTCCCCGAGGCTGCGATCAAGTCCCTGAGCCCCTCTGAGTACGCGGCCACAACCCGGGCAAAGCGGGCAGGCAAGGCCAAGGGTCAGCAGTTCGTCAAGCAACCGCCGAAGGTGGCATCGAAGACAGCGAGATTTAGATGACCACATCAGGGACCACCACCTTCAACCTCGACCTCAACGACGCGGTCGAGGAGGCGTTTGAACGCTGCGGGGCGGAGCTTCGCACGGGCTACGACCTGCGCACTGCGCGGCGGTCCCTGAACCTGCTGTTCGCAGACTGGGCGAACCGTGGCATCAACATGTGGACCTTCAACCAAGGGATGATTCCCCTGGTACAGGGCACAAACACCTACACGCTCCCGTCTGACACCGTCGACCTCCTTGAGCATGTCATCCGCACAGGCGCGGGCAACGTCTCGACCCAGGTCGATCTGACCATCACGCGCATCAGCGTCAGCACGTACTCCTCCATCCCGAACAAGCTGCAGCAGGCACGTCCGATTCAGGTGCTGGTCAACCGGAACTCCAACGCGACGTACCCGGCGGCGAGCAGCTACTCCCCGGGCGCAACGGCAGCGCCCAGCATCACCGTGTGGCCCACGCCTGACCAGACTGGTGTGTATCAGTTCGTGTACTGGTACTTGCGGCGCATCCAAGATGCGGGTGCTGGTGGGGAAGCCACGCAGGACATCCCCTTCCGCTTCATCCCTTGCTTGGTCTCCGGGCTGGCGTACTACCTCGCCATGAAGCTTCCGGGCGGCATGGAGAGGCTCCAGATCCTCAAGGCTCAGTACGACGAAGACTGGGACCGTGCATCGAGCGAAGACCGTGAGAAGGCTGCGGTACGGTTCGTACCCCGGCAGATGTTCATCGGCTGATCATGCCTCACAAAGATCCAGAAGCGCGTAAAGCGTATCTGCGAGAGTACGCGGCAAAAAACCGCGAGCAGGCGTATGCTCG